TTATACTTTTACTCTCTTAAATTTTATTTTTGAATACAGAATAGTCTTTTTTATAGCTTTTCTCTTCATTCCTTTTTTATAAAATACATTATATTCACTGCTTGATAATGATATAGTTGATGTTAAAATATCTATATTATAATTTGATATATTATCTATTATCCAACATATTTTTTCAGGTAAATCTTCTAACTTCTTTGCAGACGGAGTAATAAATATTGTTCCTTTACAAAGTTCTTTTTTCTTTTTACTAAAATGCCTATCTCCAGATACTATTAGTCTTTGCTCTCTTTTTGCTAATTCATAGACTTCTGTGTCTTTCATACCTTTTTTTATATTATTTATATGGACAACATCTTCAACCCCACACTTAGCCAGACCTTTTTCTAATTTCATAGCTACATTTTCATCTAGTAATACTTTCATTCTATGAACACATTATAGAAATCAACATTGGTATAGTACTAGTCTTTTTAATCATATATAAAATTGCAGCTAATATTTGTTCCTTATCTGTTATTGATGGATATTGTTCATAAATATATTTTAACTTGTTTTCTTCTTCTCTTGCTTCATCAAGAATGCAAAGTAAATCTAAAGTAGATATTCTGGTTCCTTTTATAGTTGCCTCACCATTTCTAATACCTTTATCATGAACAATATATTTTTCTATAATATCATTAAATGCTCTTGAATATTTTAATTTAAGGAATGTTAATATTGTATAAAATTTTTTATTTTTTATTTTTTTTGATCCATCAAATTTATACATTGTTTCTGTAGGGAAAAAAACTTCAAAATTCTCGTTTGTTAAAATATTAGTCATGGAAACGCCCCCTTTCAATATACCCATACATACATCACTTCCTTTTTTACAATCATACAATAGCTGTCTTAAAAAATATGTTGTTTTTTAATTGTAACAAAGAATAATATGCACTGTTATTTTACCATATTCGGGATTTTATGTCAATTTGTTCCATGTTTATATATATTATAACATTAAAAACATTAAAGTCAACAAAAACCGTTCGACAAATATGTCGAATTTTGGAAGAAAAATTTTTTTTCCAGAATTAAGCCAAAAATAGACCTTTCAAAATCGCTTTTAAGCCTTTTTTATTTTCAATGAATATACTTATATGCCTTGATTTTCGGGTGTTTTTGCTTATTTTTTATCTATAAACATTTTCTGAAACATAGCCATATCTATTTGTTGCTTTTACATAAATATAATTAATATTTCCTAAATCCTTTAATATTTTCACTCGTGTATTTGGTAAATAATAATATCTTGTTCCAGTCAAATTCGAGTTAGAATATATTATTGTATTGCTCTTAAATTTCTTGTATTGCCCTGTTAGTTTTACTCCTGATATTGTTATCGTTCCAAATGCAGAGTTATCTACATAAGCATATCTGCCAGTTGCACTAATATAAACTCTATCCACTGTACTTGACACATTCTGTAATATCTTAACTTTTGTATTTTTTAAATATGTATACCTTGTACCTGTTAAATTGCTATTTGAATATAAAGTAGTGGTTGACTTTAGTTTCTTATATTGTCCTACTGTATTACTTATAGGCTGTTGTATATTGCTATCTGTTAAGTAATCACTAGATACCCACTCATTTATTCCAATGTTGCTCCAATTCGAGTTTTCTTTATATACTGTTACTTTATCTCCGTTGTATTTTCTGCCTACTATACTGTAATTTGTACTAGGTCCACTTCTTACATTTAAAGAAGTATTCACTTTTACATATCTCGTATAGCTTGCTGTTGTTACTTCTGTTCTGTCCACTTCTGTATTGTTACTTCTGTCATTTTTAAAAGCGAAGAATCCACTATAATTTGCATAAGCTCTAAACACTTCTTTTTCTACATAGACCGTGTTACCTTCGACTTGAGCTTTACCTCTACGTGTACTTAAATTAAATTTTCCACTGTATAGATATGGGTCATATATTTTTAGCCTATCTCCACTATCACATTGTCCATTTCCGTTAGTATCTTCATAGCCATATATTAATATGAAGTGTCCTCCTGTTGTAAACAATCCGTTTCCACAAGCTGATATTATCATATAGTTTTGTTCTAGTAAGTCACATACATCGTTTAGTTTATATATTTCTTTATAGCCTACTATATCGAACACATCTGCTGTCCATCTAAATGCACTCCAATATGTGCCGTTGTTAGCACTTCTAAATCCATATTGCACATATAAATCTGCCATTTCGGTTGGCAATATTGTTCCTTTTATACTTGATACCACCATTGCACTACAAGTTGGTCCACATGCACTTGAACCCATTGTTTGACTTGAATTTCCTGTGCTTGTATATAGTTTATTTTTCCAACGTGGGTCTATTTGGCTATAATATGTAAGCCCTGTATATTGTCCTAGGCTCACGCTTGGCAATTCACTAGAACCGTTGTAAGCTATCTCTCCTTGTAGTTCAAAACCTTCGTCTTCTACTTCTTGCTCTTCTAGTGCTTTTTCATCTTCTACATAAGCCTCTGGTATCTCTTTTGTAGACTGATTTTCTTCTATTATACTTACTACTGTTTCTACTCCTTCGCTGATTTTGTCTACATCGTCTTGTGTGTATTCTATACCAAAGAATACTCCTGCTAATGCTAACAATATTGTTACAACTGCTGAAATTATTAGTTTCTTGTTTTTCATTATATTTTACCTCCTTCTATCATTACTCTTGTCCACTTGTCATGTATGTAACTATTTCCTTGTAGGTCTTTTACATAGTGATCATACACTTCACAAGCTCTTTTTGTTTGCACATCGTCTTTTTCAATGCCATTTTCTACATCTGCTAAAAAGTTTACTAGAAAATTCATGCATTCGTTTTTATCTATCTTTTTAATGTATTTATTTGTGTCATCCATTTTATTATCAAGTGGCTCTAATATTTCACTTAATTTCTTTTGTATTGCTTTCTCGGCTGGCTTTTTAGTATTTATTACGCAATTTATTATTACTGATATTGCGTTTAAGAAGCCTGCTATTGTTAAAACTATTTCTATCACTTTCAACTCTTCTCACCTCCATCACTCTACAACTTCTACTGTTAGATATGTAGAAGCTTTTCCATAACTTCCTGCTCGGCAAGAACCATCAACAGATACTGCTGCCGCCATAAATATTAAGTCTCCTTCTTTGACTTCTACTAACACTGAAGGAATTGAAGGGGAACCCCACACATTAACTGCTTCTGGCAACATTGCCATGGCAACAACATCTTTGTATGTATTACCCTTTTTCAATATCTGTAACCATCTGTAACCTGAACCGTTTGTGCTCCATCCAGCCTCAATCCACGCAATGCCACTCACTTTAACTTTAGAAACACCTTTGCCTATCTTTACCCCGTAGTTGCTTGTACTTAGTTTGTCTCCTATTTGTGCAATCACTTCATTAAGCTCTAACGTTACTTTTGTATCTTTAGCAAGGCTCTGGTCATTATTTTTTGCAAAAGTAATCATATTTGTCTGAATTAACTTTTCATTCTTTTTATAAAACTCTCCATTTACATTTAAATAATTGTTTCCATTTTTATCTTTTCCGTAATCAAAACAAGGTTCTCCTTCTTTGACAGTTTGAGAATAAGTCACACTTGATAATTTATCGTTATAACATAATTCAAAAATATAGTTCTTTTTGTAGTTAAATCCAGTTCCAAGTGAAATTTCTTGTAAAGATGTACCGTTGCCACTAAAATATGTGTTTCCTGTACCATATTTAAAACCAGTATTTAAAACTAAACTTGTCCAAGCTGACCAAGTTGAAGAGCCTGCTTCTCTATATCTCCATTTAATTCCTAGTGTATTAAATTTAGTTTTAGCTGTATCAAAATAGCCATTGTAGAAATTTCCTGAAAAGCTTAAGCTTACTCCTCCGCCGTGTTGGAGTTGTTCTTTTAAACTCTGCATTTATTGTCAAAGGAATATATGGTACTACTGTAAAATCTCCATTTGCTTGATTTAAAATTTTATAATCACTCATTTTATCTCTTGTATCTACCAAGCAAATCTTAAATTGTTCTAATGTATTATTTTCATAAGTCTTTGTGCCTGTTACAGTTGTTGTAGCACCACTTGTTGTTTTTGTAGCAGGTATATCATATATATTTCTTTCTCTTAATTTACTAAAACCTGCGTAATTTAAACATCTACCTGTTACACTTAGTTTTACTGTTGATTTATAATTTACTAATCTTTTATTACTTCCTGTTAAGGCTACTGTTGTTGCATTTGTATCTATTGCTGTTGCACTATCAATTACAGGGTGCGAACTTTCTGGAACACTTATTGTCATTGTTGTTGTTTTTGTTCCTATTTTTGTGTCTCCTGAATATGTATCGCAAGTTATTGTTACTGTTCCTGTTTGACTGTTTGGAATTTTCTGATAAAAGCTTGTTGGTACTGTCCAGCCTAAGCTTGTACTACCTGTTTTTGTTGCTATTTTTTCACTTAAACCACTGAAACTATATGTAACTGTGTGAGTAAATTCTGAACTCGCCCTGTTTATAATAATGATTGAAGAACTTCCTATGTTTGCGTCTGTTGCTGATATTGAACTTGCTCTTGGGATTGTTGTTAGCTCTGCCGTGCCACTAGCACTACCCCAAGCAGGACCCCAACCATTACCATCAGGCAAATCACAATCAGCACTTATAGTAATGGACTTTCTTCCGTCTGCGTCGTGCGTTATTGTCTTCGAGCCACTAACTAATGCCACTGTTACTCCTGAACTTAAATTTACTGATTTTGTTGCTGGAAATTCTGTTCCATCTATTACTAATTTTTGAGATAATCCACTAGCATGCGCTGTATGTTTTGAACAATATATATATGCTGTAGCACTTACTGTTGTTTGGTTAGTACTTGTATAATTTGAGTTCATGCTTTCTGACCAGTCTATAAAAAACGAATAACTATCTGACCTCTGCGATACGCTACCATTTATTCTTGCCATTTTTTTCTCCTTTCTATAGAGTAAATGCCCCTGTTCCTTTTCCACCTAAGATGGGATTTACATAGTCTTCAAATCTACAGTTTGCTCCTATTGTCAAGTATTTTTCTACTGTCATATTCTTGCTTTTAACAATAGTTTCGTCTGTTTCTTCATCGTAACCAGCGAATAAAAGTATTTCTTCACTAGAGCCTGTTGCGTCAACAACTTTCATTCCTTTTTCGTTGAAATTTCCTTTTGTCTTTGCGTTTGTTTTTTCTATTGTTAATCCGTTCTCGTCAAAAGTTCCACAAGTTGTTGTAACTTTTGTTACACTTCCGTCCGTTAATTTAGTGTTTATTTCTGTCTTTGTATATGTGTCTGTTTGGATTCTTTCGACACTATTTTGTAACGTAATTACATCACTTTTAGGTGCATAATCGCCAAATTTCTGCTTGATTTCGGTATAGTTATTAGCAACTGTTGTTTGTGTTTGACTCACAGTTTGCTTAATTGAATCAATCTCTATTTTTTGCTCCGCCGTTTTTTCTTGTGCAAGAACAGCGTTCTCATTTGCTGTGTTTAAACTCTCGGCTAGAATCGGCGTAGTGTCTGTTGTTGTGTCGTCTGACCAAGTTATATGAGACCTTGTCCAAATATACTTTCCAGATTCCCACGCGTCTTGCGTATTCTTCCAAGTTCCACCAGTTTGAGTTGTGTTGCTAGTAGATAAGTAATATTGGTCTTGTATTGATTTAATTCCTTTGCCTGTTTTACCTTGTATCGACTGTCCTTCAAGCGTTGGCCTACTTGTTTGAGGTGATACTGATTGAGAATATTGTCCTGATGTCCATGTATATGTATCTGCATGTGGTGTCCATACACAAGCATAAGTTGTACTTACCTTATATTTTCCTCCACCTCGCATAAACAATACTGGTGTACTGCTATAACTCATTTGTTGATAACTCACAGGAGAAACTGAACAAAAATTATAATTATCAGCATATATTAAAGTTAAACCTTTTGTAGTTCCCCAACCTTTTCTTTGAGTTTCTAAATCTAAATCTACAGAAAATCCGTTATTATGAGTACTCCAAGATGGTTTTGTTCCACTATTTAATTGTACATAAACTTTTATTCTTGCTAATCCATCACTTGGCAGTTGTGAACCAGTTACAGGGTACCAAGTATCTTCCGAATATGCAGAATTATCTGACAAATCAACAACAGCTGTTGTTCTCCAATAGTCTTTTCCGTCTACTCCATCTTTACCGTCTTTACCATTTGTTCCATCTTTGCCGTCAGTTCCACTAGCTCCTGTTTCTCCTTTTGCTCCTTGTATACAAGTCGCTTTTGATTCTTTTGTTGCTCCATCAGAATATGTTGTGACAGTCTTTTGCCACATATATTTTCCTGCTTGCCATTCTGGGGCAGTTTCACTCCATCCAGTCGTCGGTGGAGTAGTTGAAGTATCTCCTAAGGCATATTGAACTTGTACTTTATTTACTGTTGTTTTTTCAAGTGATGATACTTTTGTAGTTATACTGTCTTGTTGTAACTCAATTGCTGCTATTGAAGCACTTGTATCAGTTATAAAATTTGCCAAACTTTCTATTCTATCAACAGCCATTGTTCCTGTCGTTATAAAATCAGCATTTATTTTTCCATCCATTGTTATTGCTGTTTCAAATGGCCCTTCATATCCCTTTGAACTGAACCCTATACCACCTAGTCCAAATCTCCATACATTTTTTGCTTTCTCTTTTGGCAATTGATCAAGTATTAAAATTTCATTATCATCTATATAAACATATCCATTTTTATTTAGAGAATTAATCAGATTTGTTTGTTCTTTTATAGTTATCTCTTGTTTTGATACTGTTTGTTTAATTGTTTCAATAGTATTTTTTATATTGTTAAATTTTGTTTTGACATCTCTTGTGTAATTTCCAAAAGTCAATGACTTCACTTTTTCAGAAATCAAATCATATTCATACTCTAAAACCTCTGTAAAAATATTTACAAAAGGATGTAAAACTTTTATTGTGTCCCCTATCTCTAAATCATTATTTACATTTGAATTTACTGTATAACTAACTTTAGGAACACAATTTTCTTCTAAATATTTGCTTGCATTGTTTCTTAACTCTACTAATAGATTAGTTTCTGTTTGTTCCTCTGTTTTTAAATCCGTTTGAAAATCTACTATTTTTGTATATGGTATTTCGTATTGAGTTTCACTTTCTAAATATTTTTCAGGCAATAAAAGTCCATCATATCCAACTGGTAAAATTTTTGTGCACACATTAGACCAGTCCTCAAAGATTTCGAATCCCTGCATATTTTTACCGTAAACAATAGTTTCGCCATTATCTTTTCCTATGCTTTGTTTAAAACTAATATCCCAGTTGTCTGCTTCAAATACTCCTCCCCATCGCTCTTCAAACACTTGCCAAGATTCTAATAAAGTCTTTCTTATGAAATATGCTGTACTTACGTTCTCAACATTTGAGGTGATAGAAAAAGGACTGGTTTTATCAGTCCTTTCATTAACATATTTTAACCCATTCTGGCCATTTAAATTAGTTGGTCTTACATCTAAAAGTACATATCTTCTACTATCAAACATTACATGTTCAGCTGTGAATTTTATTTTTCTATTCGTATATGTTATGCTATCATTTATTCTAAATGCTTGTGGTTTTAATTTAGATTTTGTTTTTACTACACATAGCTTATCGGCTTCTATATACTCTTTATATTTAATTGGAATTTCTACTTCAATATACCATCCATTTAAAGACTTTTTCTTAATCTCATGACAATGTAAAGGATTAATAATAATGTTTCCTGCTGTTTTAAAATCTGTATCAGTTGCATTAAATATTTTAATCATAGCCATCTGTCCTTTCTTTTTATTTTGACAGTAGCTGAGCCACTATGTATTACGATTGCATTGTTTCCTACTTCTAATTTTGGATATTTGTATCCTATTTCAAGATTTCTGCTTCTATTAAGGCCTTCATATACAACTGTTTTTTCTTCACAATCTATTTCTACATAAGTATCATTTTCGCTAAACGTATATTTAAACCTAACACCACCTAAAGTTAATTCAATACTATCACTTGAACCTTTTTCAATTCTTATTATAGGTCTACTTGTTTTATTTCCTTCGTTTTGAACATTATTTGTAACTACTATATAATTATCATCAGCTTTCTCCCAAAATGGAGCTCTGATAAAATTAGTGTCAATAATTTTGATTCCTGCAGTCCTTTTTGGTTCTAATTCCGCATAAAATCTTGCTTTTGTTTTTCTTCCTTTATATTCTAACTCTCCCTCACCATCTAACCACGCAAGGATATCATCAAGTTTGTCAGGATTCAAACATTGCACATAAATAGGTCTTTCAACATAAGAATAGCCTAATTCATCAAAAATAGCATCATCTCTTCCTTCTATTTCTGTAACTTCATATTTCTGTGAAGCTTTAGCTAAGAAATGTTCTTCTTCTTCAATTACAACTTGCATATCTGTATTTGATATTCCTTTAAATTTAAACATTATAACACCTCGTATAATTCATTTTTTACTATCCTTGCAAAGCCATCTTCATCTAACGTTAATTTACATTTATTTAGTGCACTTAGAAATGCACTTGCCATTTTTCCGTAATCTATTTCTTGATTTGTGATTGAGTTTTTTGATAAGTTTTTTCTTTTTCCATTCTCTTCCGCTTGAGTATAAGCCTCATTTTCCTCTTTTGTTAAAACTCTTTCTCCTTTATGTAATCTAGCCACATAATTATCTTTTGGAACATAATCTAATCCTAATTTATGCCCTGGTAATTTAGATGTTGCTCCATTAACACGTGCTTTTACAGTGAGAAGCCCTGATAATTTTGATGCTATTCCCCTTGCAGTACTCCATAAGCTATCTTTCCAGCTTTTGTTATTTAATCCACTGTTTAAACCACTGAGAATATTTTTCCCTTGCTCTTCTGATAAGTTTCCTTTTTTTATTCCTTCCATTACTTTGTCTACATCTTCAATCCCCGCTTGTTCTAGTAGCTCTTTTAATTCGCTATCAGACAAACCAGATAGAAAGCTGTTTAAATTTTTAATAGCTTCACTTTTAAATTCTGCATTTTGCTCTATTTCATCTAAGACTGAACTCATCATATTTTCGGTTTCTTTTACCAATTCTGGTGTTCTCTCTGCAGTAACACCCGTCATTTCTTGAATTTTTTTACTTAGTTCTGGTGGCATTTTTGAAACCCTCTCGTAATACGTAGCATACGAACTTGTTGCCAATTCTTTCCAAGCATTTATGACTTCTGGACTATTTTCATTAATAGTAGATGTTTGTGCAGTTAATTCGTCCAATAATGTTTGTAGTCTTTGATTTGAGCTTTCGATGGCATTAGCATTAGCTTGCGCAGAGATTTCATTTTTATTGTTTAAGTCTTCTTGATATATTTTTTTTAATTCTTCTATATTATAAATTTCTTGTTGAATACCTTCTTGTATTTGCGCTTCTCTTGACAATTTTTCTCTTCCATAATTGCTTATTCTTTCATCTGTCATTTTTTTTATTTTATCAGTATTATTGCTTTGCATTATCGCATAATCATTTTCATATTTAGCAATATCTGTTAAATAATCATTATATATGGTCTGATAACTTTCAAAAGTTTCTTTATATCCATCTACCCACTTTGACATATAATCTTTTGCGTGTTCTGCAGATTTTTTTGCTGTATATCCTGCATCTATATATTTCTGTTGAAGATCATTAAAGTACTGTTCATAAGTTTTCCCTTCTAACGCCTTATTATATTCATTTTGAGCATTTATCATGTCTTTATATGCACTGGTTTTATTTTGAATTGCCGTTGAGTACTTCGATTCTTCATTCTCTAAAATAATTTGAGCTTTCTTTTTTAATATTAATAAATCAATTTCTTCTTGTAATGTCTTATATTGATTTATAACATCTCCTGTTAAAGTATATTCTGTTCCTAACGCTTTGTTTAGTTCATTTAAAATTACCGATACTCTGTCCTTATATCCTTCTTTTACTTTTCCATTTTCATCTACTAAATTACTTAGTTCATTTCTTAAATCTTCAGTATTTTTAATTTCAGCAAGGCTACTAGACGCTGTTTTATCCAATTCTTCTCTATATTCTTCATGCGTTTTTTTTACCTTTTCCATTTCTTCTATATTTCTTTGCAATTCTTCTGGTATCTTTTCAGCCTCACTTCTTAGCCATATATATGCACTTGCTAAAGCACCTATTGACGTTATTGCAATTCCTATTGGGCTCGATAACCCTTGAATTATTTTTGCCAATCCATTAACTGCTGTATCTGTTGTTGTCACACTTCCTCGCATTACTCCTATTGCTTGAGTAAAAGTTCCTATTCCTTTTACTGTTCCGCCTATTGCTGATGTTACTTTTCCAATTATCGCAACCAAAGGTCCTATTGCCGCAACAATAAGTCCTATTTTTACTATCATATCTACTTGCTTATCTGATAATTTGCTAAACTTATCAATCCATTTTCCAAGTCCTTCTATTACTTTTTCAATACTTGGCATTAGTTTGTTTCCGAGAGTAATAGCCATATCTTTTAATTTATTAATTGCTATTTTTATTTTACTTTTTAGAGTATCATATCTTTTATTTGCTTCATTTGTTAATGCTGTATTATTCTTCCATGCTTGTGTTCCTGTATTTATTGCATCATTAAACAGGGTCCCAGCATTTGCTGCACGCAACAAAGAATCTCTTAATCTAACTTCAGTTAGCCCCATTTCAGAAAGCATTGTAATTGCGCTTTCGCCTTTGTTTTCAGCATCTCCTAAGCCTTTAATGAACTCTGATAGTGCACCTGCAGCATCTTCTTTCCATGCTTTTTTAAATTGCTCTGTTGTCATTCCTGAAACTTTTGCAAAGTCTTCAAGATTTGTTCCTGCTGTTATCAATTGTTTTAATTCTGTGCTTGTCATCCCAATACTTTGTGACAATTCTTTAAAGCCCTTCGAATCATTTGCAGACATCAATTCTAATTCTCTTAATGTCATTCCTGTCTTTTTTAGTACTGTATCTAACTTTTTGCCACCTTGTTCAACAGCATTTTGCATTTTTACCATTGCCTTAGAAATTGCTGAACCACCCATCTCTGCTTCTATTCCAACTGAACTCAATGCTGTTGCCAACCCTAAAATTTCCGCTTCTGAGAAACCAACTTGTTTTCCTGCACCTGCTAACCTCATGGCCATACTTACAATATCCGCTTCTGTTGTTGCATATTTGTTACCCAAATCAACAATTGTTGATCCTAATTTGTCAAAGTCTTTTTGTGACATTTGAGTTATATTTGCGAATTTTGCAAGCTGTGAAGCAGCCTCATCAGCAGTAAGATTTGTGGAATTTCCTAGATCTATCATTGCTTTTGAAAAATCTAATATGTTTTCTGTCTTTATTCCTAACTGTCCTGCTGCTTCTGCTACTGCCGCTATCTCTGTTGTAGAAGAAGGCATTTCTTTTGCCATGTCCCTAATGCCCTGTTTTAATTCTTCCATTTGTTCTTTCGTTCCATCAACTGTCTTTTCTACTCCTGCAAAAGCATCTTCAAAATCTATTGCGCTCTTAGCACTTAAAGTTAAGGCTGATATACTTGCAGCAGAAAACGCAGACAACTTCTTGCCTGCGTTTTCTATTTTCTTTCCTGATTTTTCAACTTTTTCTCCCCATTCTTCAAGTTTTTTACCTGTATTTGTAAGTTGTGTTTGAACATCTTTTAATTTACTCTCATAATTTTTTAGTTTAATTTCTGCATTAGTTAATTCATTTTGTTTCTTTTTTATAGCTGTTGTATTTTTATTTTCTGCATTTTCTAAATCAGCTAATTGCATTTTTAAAACATTTACTTTATCTGACTGAATCTCATAAGCATTTGTTAAATATTCTTGTTGTGCTTTTAATTTCTCTGTTGATTTAGTAGAATTATCCCATTGTGATTGTGTTAGCTTAAATTGATTATAATTCTTATTCATTTCTATATTTATATCTTGAAGAGTTTTCTTAAAATCTTTTGCTCCCTCTTCTGTAAATATAAGTCCTACTCTTTTTAAATCATTACTTCCCACTTTATTTCACCTCTTTTTTAGGCATAACAAAAGCACCAGAGTAAATCTGATGCTAAATAAAAAAACACCTGCATTTGCAAATGTTTTTTATTAATATATTTTATTATTTCCAATTTGTAGTGATATCAAATCATATTCTTCATATGTTTCATCTACAAATTCTATAATCATCCAGAACTTTTCGCCATTTACCTTTCCTTCTATTTTATATCTTAATCCTGTTTTTATAAATTCGTAATCTCCTTTATAACTTGAATAGTCTGGTTTATATAAATTATCTTCTAAGACCATTTGAGCATAAGTCATTAATTCTATTTCGTCTGGTTCTTTACTTGTATTATTTTCTTTACTATTAGAGCCAAATATGCAAAAGTATAATACAATGCAAATTATAATAAATGCAATAAATCCTATTATTTTGTATTTAGATTCTATGTTATTATTATTCATCCTTGTTCATCTCCTAGTGGCAAACTTTACAAGCTGTTCAACCTTCTGCAAAAGCTTACTTCATTATTGTTTGATACTCATTGTTTTTTAATATTCTACTTGTTGTCTAATTTACCATTTATACTATCTAGCAAATCGATTATATCTGAAAAGCCTTTTATAAATGCAAACAGTACAATTCCACTAAATAAAAATGTAAATCCTGCAATTATCTTTTCATTGCTCCAATTCACAAAAGCAATTATTATACAACAAATTAATTGAAAAGCATTTATAAATCTTAAAGCAACTGTTTTATAGCCGCTTTCGTAATTCTCTTTTTTTATGTTTTTTTCTTTTTCATAAATTTCAAAATCTAATCCACAGTATGGACATTTTTCGTCTAGTTCACTTACTTTTTTATTACATTTTGGACATTCCATAATATCACCTTCCTTATTACATTTTACCTTTTGCAGCAAAATATTACAAGAAAAATGTTTCGACATAATTTTGCATTTTTCTACATTCTGTGTTTCGGCTTGTTTATATTTATAACATTGCCTTTCTTAATATCTGGAGTATTGTTTATTACAAAATTAATAATTGGGTCAATATCTTCTAATTTCACAAGTCGCACCGCTTGCCTGTATGTTAAAGGCTCGTCATAGTTTGATGCTATTATTGCATATAAAATTTGATTTGTTGCATACATTGTTTTTGTATATCCGTTTTTATCTTTTTGCCCTTCTGCATCTTTTTTTAATTGTTCTAGTCCGCCTTCATAATCCTCAATATATTCTAAAAAAAGTGATGTCACCTCTAAAATTATCTTTTCTCCATTTTTTAATTCTATTTCCATATTATTACCTCATATCTTTGTATTATTTCCTTATAAAAAGGGCTCTAAATCAATTCTAGAGCCCAACTTTTTTCTAAGTTCCTGGTGTAATTGCTGCAGCTAGTCCTGCATCATCTAAAATTGGCTTTGCAAAGAATAGTTCTTCTGTTAATCCTTCTGGGAATTTTGACATTTCATTGTTTACATATGTTTTTTTATCTCCTAAGTCATTATATGCATAAGCTTTTATAGTTACTGTATCATTTTGCTCTGAAAAGCTCTCTTCTTTTGTTGCGATATCATCTGTATTTTCTACTAATTGGCATTTAGGGTACCAAGCTAATTCAAATTTTCCTTCTAGTTTTTTTACAACTTTTCCAAATGCAAAGAAAGGTCTTGTGGCTGTTCTTCCAGAACGGTTTAATCCTGCTGTACCTATAACATCTCCTCTCATTTTTGCTAAATCTTCTGGGTCAAAAGCAACTACTTCTACTGCCATCTCTATACTTTCGTTTTGATTTACAGTTGTATAGTCTTGTCCTGAAGCTCTAACCACAGCTACCTCAGAGTTTTCTGTAGTTCCTATATTTTTTACTACATTGCTTTTTGTAACATTTTCTTCATATGTTGTTGTGAAATTGCCAGAAGCATCTGGTGTATTGAATGCATAGTATAATGCACCTACTGTTTCTTTTACCATAGGTTTTTTTGTATTAATTGCCATTTTAAAATCCTCCTTTTAATAAAAAATTACCAAGTTTTTATTCCTAACTTGGTAAGCATTTTTTTATAATACTTTTCTTTATTTCTATCCCATACTGGGTATAGATGTTCTTGAGCATTCATTTTTACAGTTCCATGCTCAAGCATTGGGCCATAATATTTGCCCCATCCTGCCTCTACTTCTTTGTTTTTCTTTTTATATGCAAAGCACTTAATTAAGTGTGTGTAGCCTGATTTTCTAATTTTTGAAATTGGTTTAGGAAGTTTTAACAAATCACCAACAAATTCTTTAGCACCTGTCTCTAATACATCTACTGCATTGTCTGCACCATCTATATATTTTTCCAAAATTTCAGACATTGCCTCAAATCCACTATATCCGTAAACTTCATTAGACATTTTCTAATACCTCTAGTGAGAAAAATGAATGCCAACGCCTTGTTTCTGGATCATATTCGTGTTGTATCGCAGGAAATAGCTCTATATCATTCAATAAATGTTTTAGTTCCAAAAGTTTCGTATGTCTTGGTCTGTCAGCTATTATAGAAATCTGATAAGTAACTACAGTGTTATAATCTTTTCCACTTGCTGTTTGGTCTTCCCAATAATAATCCCAAAAACAAACTCTAACTTCGTCTTCCATAATTTCATCAGTCGGCGTTCCTTCTTTTATAGGTATCTTTAACTTTTCTAGTAATTCAACTAATTCTTTTTTTGTCATAAATCTTCCTCCAATTTTACTCTTGGATATTCCTCAAGAGTTAAATCTGTCTGCTTAAATCCATCATTATTAGTAAAGTGATAGGCATTAAACACTTTGTGATATTCATTGCCTATTTTTACAACATTTAAAGAGGTTATTTCTTTCATTTGAGGTATTCTAATTTTTAAAGAGAGCTTTCTTTTTCTTTCTTCGCTTTCAAAACGAAGTTTGTCTGATATTGATAATTCTTCAAACCATACTTCCTTTTTCATATTTTTTAAATATTCAACAGGATAAGTATTTTGGGTTTGTTTTATAGCAAAAAGCTTAAGTTTTCCATCATTATATGTCGGAAGGCTTGTAATATTTTGCTTGTAAGTCAGCATAATCTCCTGCGTATAACTGTTTAAATTCAGCAATTCTGCCAAATCTTCTATACATTGCATAATTCTTTAACAAGCCTCTTGCTGTTAAGTCTGCATCATAATCAATTTTAGCTCCAGATTTGCTATTAATATCAAATTCAGCTTCTTTTATTAGCTTTTCTATAACCTCATCTTCTTCATTTGGCGAAACATGTTGCTCTGATCTAATTTCCTCAATTAATTTTTCAATTTGTGTATTGTTCATTATACACCTCTCTATTCTTCTATTTTTTTAGCAGATTCCTCTTCAATTTCTTCAATTAGAATTTTGCCTATTTTATTTTTCTTAGTTGTCAATTCTTTAATTCTTTTTTGAGGTATGTCTTCAAGTTTAATATCTTCTCTAGGATAAATGTCATTCACCTCATAAATATAGTCATTGTCTTTTAGATCTTTAAATTTCTCAATTACTTTGTAAGCCATTTTTTAATTCCTCCTATTTATATTCAGGAGCTTATATCTAAGCTCCTGGTGTTTCAGTATTTGTTGTTACTGTCCCCTTTACACTTGTTTCTACAGTTCCAATAACTTTTACAGGAGCAACATATTCCTCTAATTTTGTTACATCAAAAACGAAAGCTGTGTTATCATCTGTTGCCCTACCATTTGCATATCCTTTTCCTATAACAACATCAGCATCATCTAGTGCTTTTACTTCTTCATAATTTTTTATTCCAAAATTTGATAATCCCATTGTATATTTTTTAGGAATTACTAAAGCTGCTTTTCCTTCTGGATTATTAGCAGAGCTTTTAACAACAAGGTTTTTGTATGAGCTTATCATTCTTCCTTCAGCATCATATATTGCAGGTGCAACATAATCTGCTTCATCATTTGGATGGCAAATTAAAACTAATTTATCAAATGTCCTTTTACCATTTCTTGATAAGTATTTTTTTGCAGCTGCTAGTCCCTTTGGAGTAAAGTTAGTTAATGTTGTATTAACTGTTTTATCTTTTTGTGTTTTATCTGAATTTGCTGCAGAAATTTGTTTATAAATTCCTATAGGTTGTTTAACCCCATTTCCTTGTAAATATCCATATTCTAATCCATCATTTAAAGCTTCTTTTAGTATAGCTGTAAAATATTTATCTACAAATGGCAACGATAAGTCGCTGATTCCTTTTGGTATTACTAAATAAACTGAAAGTTTATTTACATCCATATTTAATGTTTCAAACTCTGCACTTAATTCTCCAGTAATGCTGTCAGTTAATGCACCCCATGCATAAGTACCACTTTTTTCTGCTACGATCCATTTTTTAACATCTGCTGGAGTAAAGTTTACGTCTGATAGTATTCCGCTATCTTTTTTAACGTCTTCCATTGTCACATCAATAATTGAAGTTGGAAGTATATCAATTTGATTAGCTGTTATTGCTTGTTTTACATCTTTTAAAGCTGTATAAAAATCTTTTTCTTCTTTTGATAATTTTCTTAAGCCTAATGTTTTTGCATAATTAGCATCACTTTCTGCTTTGTTTGCTTGTTCTTGAATTTCTGATATTAAATCTTCATATTGAACTGACACAATTTTGTCCATAGCTTCAATAACTGCTTGTGATTTGTCCTCTGTTTCTTGAAGAATTTTTAAAGCATCTTCTCTAGCTTGTTTCATTTTTGTTTCATTAATTTTCATAATTTTTTACCTACCTTTTTTTAATTTTTTGTATTAAAAAAAGATGCCCATGCATCTTCTTTAATCGGTTTTTCTTGATGTGTATCTAATAGCTCTTTAGTTTTTTCGCCTTCTTTAGTTAGGCTTTGAACTATGCTATTAGCAACATTTTCTGATATTTCTTTTATTGTTTCTTCATTAAGTTCAACTTTTTGTTTTTTATCTTGTTCCTTTATTTTATTAACAAGATTGAATATAGCTTTATTAGCATATTGATTAATGGTATTATCTTCTTCTGTTTCTATTAATTCATCTGCAAATCCCTTATCTAAACATTCTTGGGCTGTCAAATAAGTTTCATCAGACAATAATTTTTCTAGTTCTTCTTCTGTAATTTTAATTTTAGACAAATATGCTGCTTTATAAGCCTCTTTAACTTTGTCCATATCATCCGCAGTTTTTCTTAATTCCTCTGCATTTCCTAGAACACAAGTCCAGCAATTATGTATCATCATTAATGATGTTTTTGGCATATATACTTTATTTCCAGCCATAGCAATAATAGATGCTGATGAAGCAGCAATTCCATCTATATATACATTAATTTGTGATTTTAAGCTCTTTAATAAATTATAAATTGCTAAAGCTTGAAATGTTTCCCCTCCACAAGAATTTATATGAACATTTAATTCTGAGATTTCTCCCAGTTCCTCAAGTTCTTTTTTAAAGCCCCAAGCCGAAACATCATTTTCAAACCATTCATAAGATGTTATATCTCCATAAATATAAACATTTGCACTATTCTCGCTTTCTTTTTCAAAACTGTAAAATTTATTCTTCACTTCCTGCACCTCCCTTCACATTTTCATAATTTTTTGTAAGGGCGTGTTCATTTGCCCAATCCTCATCTATATAAGGTAATCTTAAAAACTTATTTATTTCATTTCTGCTAAATTTATTTGCTGTCAGTTTATCAATGCCAGTTCCGCAATCTAAAACATCTCTATGAGAAATTGTGCTTCTGTTAAATTTTACATATTCACCTTTTAAATAACTTTGTTTTCCTACGAGAGATATGTTAAAACCATCTTCTATTAGTTCATAATACAAATCCACTCCAAAAGTTATAAAATTATTCGTGCCATTTGATTTGTCTGTAAAATCGCCAAAAAAAACATCTAATGGAATTTTCCATTTTTGAGCTACTGTTTTGCTTATTCTCAAAAATGTATTTTCAAAATCCGTTAGATTTTTCTGGTTGTTTTCATTCAGATTTGTTAAATCGAACATTTCAGATAGCAATACCACTGCATCATCTTCTTTAAATAATCCATCTGTTATTCTTTCTTTATAATCTTTCAAATCTAATTGTTGTCCAGTTTCTGCATCCATCAACATTGGTTGTCCACCAGGCTTTTTCAGTTTCCATTTTCCTGTATTTGCTTTTATAAAGCTGCCTTGTGCTGCTTTCAGTATTTTTCCTGTATTTCGTTTAAAATCTTCACCTGCTGTTTTTAGCAAATTATTATTTAAGCAAAAATAAATAGTATTATCTGTTGTGTATTTCTTTGTAGCACTTATAGAATTTCCTTCTGCATCTGATATCATTATGTCTGTAAATACTTTTTCTTTTAAAACTTTATCGCTAATGTTAAATTCATCTGCAACATATAAATACTCATTGTTAGAGCCATTTATTAAAACAAGTGCTGAACCATTAATTAACAATTTACAAACTAATTTATATAAAAAACTCGTTCCATTTTCATTAAAATTAGGCTGTATATTTAATGTCCAATACAAATTCCCTCTGTTTTCTTCAATTTTATTTTTTTTCATTTCAAAAGTTTGTATTTCTGTTTTAGCAATAGTGCTTGCTATTAAATCTATTGCATGAGCCTCTGCTATTGTATATATATAATTTTCTAAATCGTTTTTTCCAAACAGTACTTCTAATATATTTACATATTCTCCTTTGTCATTCTTAAATATTTTATCTAGAAACATTACTTCACCACCTAAACATAAATAATTTCTTCATCTAAAAGTTCCTGAACACTCATTGCTGCTACAAAAGCCATAAAAGGATCATTCTTCCTTAATTTTGGCTCTATTTTTTCATATTTTTTGTTTCCATCTTTTCCTGTTTTTACACAAGTATTATTTATTGCCCATCTCATAATTGAGCTATTTCCTATATTTACTTTACCTTCTGCAAATGCAACTTCAATGCGGGGAGCAACTATTGCTGCAATACTTGCAGGATATCTTATCATTCTTACCAATCCATAAGGATTATCTTTTGTTTCAACTGATACTCCCATTTCTTTAAAAATTTGTTCTAATAATTTATATCTATATGTATCTAATACAATTTTTTTAACATTATATTTACTCATTTCTGATAGAATCCACATTATCATTTCTCTTGCGTCTATACTTTCTTTGTTTGTTATTTCAAAATCATTAAATCCATCTTGTCCAATATTTTGAAAAGGAAATTTAATATCATTATAGAATTTATTTTTAGAACAAATCCAAGTTCTTTGCCTCCAAATATATTCTCCATCTCTTTTAAACAGAAAACCTGCACTTGCAAAGTCATTTAATGATGCAAAGTCAATTCCTACTATTGCTGTTCTTCCTTTTATTTCTCCTGTTGGTCTTTCAATTTCTTTTTCCTCATCAATATAAGATGCTTTCAAAATTAGCTCCCACTCAACAACAGTTTCTTCATTATCTTGTTGTGGCAAATTCATCCTTTTCGCATAAAATTCTACTCTGTATGATTTTTGCTTTTGCATTTTCAAATAATCTTTAATAATTTCATTTTCTAAAATAGGCATAAATCTCAAACTAGGATTAGCCTGAACCCAAGCAGTTATATCTATGTCTTCTTTCTGTCCAGTTTCTAAAAATTTCTTCATTGGTTCATCAACTGTTTTTTTGTCCTGTATTTTATATATAATTGGTAATAATCCTAAAAAATTTTGTTCACCATTCAATACATTGTTTGCTAAAGCTATTTTTTCATCAAGTGGGCCTTCCCTTACCTGTCCATTTGTTGTAATTGTAACGGTTCTTGCATGTTTAATTTTTCCTAATCCAGAGCTATATACATTAATTTGTTTATAATCTTCATACGCATGATATTCGTTAAATATAATCATTCCTGTTTGCTTACCATCTTTTGTTTTAGCATTTGCCGTGTTGTATCTTAATGTAGAATGAGTTGTTTTATTAATTATTTCTGTCTTATTCCAATAGAAGTATTTTCTCATTGTTTTTTTGTTGTCTTCTAACATGTTGTAAACAACATTAAATGAATTTAAAGCTTGTTCTTCTGATGTTGCAACAATATCAATGTGATAATTCTTAATTCCATAATAATGAGTCTGCAAAAAGTTTGCTAATGGCATTATCATTCCATCTTTTCCATTTCCTCTGGCCATTAATATTAAGATATCTGGAAAGATAACTATATCCAAATTGTTCTTGTCATACATAAAAAATAAAGCATAAGCAAATTTTTGATAAGGAAATAATTTGTAATACCATTTTTCACAATATAATATTGCTTTTTTGAAAGTTTCTTCGTCAAAAAAAACATCATCTCTCGACAATGTTGGCTTTACAATATTTTTAATTAACAATTTAATTTCATCATCTGTTTCATTCGGATTATCTTCAACAAATTTTATATATTCATTTATTTCATTACAGTAAATCATCTCCTCCACCTTCTTCTTCAGGTGCTTTCAAATCTAATTCCTGCAAAATTTTTAGCATTTGTCCATTTACCTTTAAAAGATTTTGTACGCTCTCATTAGGCTTGTCCGTTGTATATCCATTTCCTGTCATAGAACTGTATCTTAAGCCTTTAATTTTAATGTCATATTGCAATTCTTCTTTTAAACTCACAAGAAAAATGTAATCTTCTATCATATCATCGAATTGCTCACCAAATTTGTTTTGATTTGTTAATTGTTCTTTTAGCGCTTCTCTTATTGTGTCTGCTTTTTCATTTACTATTTTTTGTCTTTTCTGTTTTTCTATTTGCTGTTTTCTTTTATTTTTTTCATTCTCTGTTAAAGCTTTTACAACTTTTTCTACATTTTTTACTTGTTTTTCCATCTCTTTCTCTTTATTTTCAATAGTTTTGTTTGTTTTTTTCTTAGTTGGCACATTCATACCCCCCTTTCACGTGAAGAATCGATTTTTTTGAACAGTTTGCACCACACACCCGCTCTCCTTAAGCTCGTTTTAGTCCGAGATTTTGACGGGGGTGTTCCGCTTCTAAATTTCTTTATATTTATATTCTATCTTTGATTGTATTGGTTTCCCATCTGCATATTGGGTTGTTGATATAATTTCTGTTATATCCTTATCCATCACTTCATCTTCTATTGTATCTAATGTTACTTCTTCACTTTGTATTGTTATTTTACTTAGTTCATCTATTATTCTATTTTGTTCTTTTATTCTATCTCTATACTGTTCTATTTCTTCTGCTAAATATTCTATTATTTCTCTATCACTCATATCAAATACATTTCTAAATTTGGTAATTCTTCTTCTAGTTTCTTTATATCTATTCTGTTCTATCTTAATGTTTTTATCTGTTTCCATTATCTTTCCTCCTCTTTTTCATTTATACTTAAACATAATAATCCATCTATTATTTCTATCTTATAAGTATGGTCTAAGTGTTGTATTTGTTTTCCTTGTGTAAATGTATTGTCAAATAATCCTAAACTTTGTAATATCATATTACATTCTTTTTGAGGTATATTAGATAATAACATTATTGTATTTTGCATAACTGTTATAACTTTAATTACATAACTTATTTGTGCATCAACTTTAAAACTATTTCTTGCCAGGCAATTAAAGAATATTTTCATTGCTACTACTATTTCTTCATCATCTAATAAATAACTTGCAGATATTCCGTTGCCAAAGCTAATTACTCCAGCTCTTTCTTTATTGCCATTTATGTCTGTTGCTTCGGTTTCTTCTTTTAGTTCCGCTTCTATTTCATTAATCTTATATGCCTGCATTAAATGTTCTAGCTTCATAGTTACCACCTTTCTTGCGTAATTCTTTTTCTTTTTCTATATTTAAATCTATTTCTATCTTCTATAATCTCATGTGCTTCAAAACTTAAACTTACCATATTATTAATATCTAATGCTAAATCAGGTCTTTGTTTAATTGGTATAATATGATGTACTATTTCTGCTTTTGTTATTTTGATTTTATTTGGAAAATGTTTGCCATCATTCCATTTGCCTAAAAAGAATTGACACGTATTTTTATCTCTTTTTAGCACTTGCTCTCTTGCTATATCAAAATCTGTAGAGTTATAAAATTTATCAGTATTTCCTTTTGCTATTTCTAACTCCCAATTATAATATTTTCTCCTCTTCCTTCTCTTTTTCAAATCCACTACACTTCTTATATATTTCCTTTTCTTTATCTATTACACTTTGTACTTTGTTTTTACATGAGTTTATACATTCACAGCATGTATTGTTTTTATTAAGTCTTAATTTGTTTCCACATTTTGTGCATTTATATAGATTACTTGCTGTTTCTTTTTTTATTAATATGTAATTATGTTCGCAACCGTAACATTTTACTTGTTCTGGACACTCTTTGTATTTGTATTTTAGACATAATTCACTTACCATTTCCTTTTATTCCTTTGTTTTATTAATATAAACACTACGTAACAATACATGTATCATAGCGAGTTAGTCTTATTTGCTCGCTTCAATGTCATTCCGACAACAAGACTAAATGATTTTTTATATTGCTACGTACTATTTATACGAGTATAACTAGAATCACTCATAATAAATTTATTTTAGGAGAGCAATTTTAATTTATAAAAAGGGGAAACATCAACTATCTAGTATCATTGATTATATGAAAGCATGAAAAAAGAGCTATTTTCTAGCTCTTGAACTTATATTCACTTTTTCACAATACAATTATAACACGGTTTTTTTATAAAAAAAGGGCAAAAAAAGGGCAATTTATTTTTTTAAATATTTTTTTGCATTATTAGTAATCCATTCTGCTATTGATATTCCTTCTTCTTTTAGTTTTGCTTTTAATTCTGTTCCTAGTTCTTTATCGATATTTCCTCTTACTTCTTCATATTTATTCTTTTTCCATGCGTTTTCTTTTTTATAATCTCTTGACATATTATCACTTCCCTTTTATAATATTTGCAAAGAGGGAATTGCACTTCCCTCTCTACTATGGCTTACTTTTGTGCTTGTCGTTCTTGATTTAATTTGTATAAGTACATTTCAGTTTGCCATTTGTCGACTTTCTTTATGAAGGTCGGCTCTTTTTGTTTTTTTAATAATTTCTTTAGTATCATTTTCTCACCCCTTTCCTCTTGGTATGTATATATTATACACTACTGTGCGTAGTATGTCAATGCTTTTTTAAACTTTTTTTAAAAAACTTACAGCCTTTACGGTTGTAAGTTTTCTTTTATTTTATTTAATTCTTTATGTACTGTATATATAAGTTTTCTTTTTCTTCTTTTATAAACATCTTCACTTATATTAAGCTTATCTATTATGTTCCATTTGTTTTCTTCGCCGCTTCTGATATTCCTCTTCAAATATATCGTTTGCTATTGAATCTACTAACAGCAGTGCTTGAATAACTGCTTTATATTCTCTAATTGATTTTTGTAATTCTTCATTTTCTTCTAACTTTATTACTTTATTTAAAGTATTATCTCCAACCGAATATGGAGCTTTGGGTAATCCATCACATGGTGCTACACTTATATTTAATATATCTCTTTGAATATTTATTATATTAATACAATTATAATTATATCTTTTTAAGCAGCCTTTTGCTTCTCTATATTCTTCTTTACTTAATCTTCCCATGTTTTCCTCCTTCGTTTATAAATGCAACCCTGCATTTATTTTTCTATCTCTTATTTGTTTAGTTGTAAATCCTAGATCGTGATATGTAATACATTCTTTTATTTTATGTTCTCTGCCCCATTTGTCTGTTATTGTTTTTTCATATAGTACATGATTTGTATATTCTTTTACTTTTTTCATGCCTTCAAATACTTCTGGTACTTTCATTGTCTTTTGTCTCCTTTACTTTTTTATAAAAATATTCTTTTATGCAGTCTTCACATTCTCTGTCCATATTATCATCACACTCTTCATATAAACATGCATAATCTCCTAATATATAAATATGTTTTGCCATTGAATCTACTATTTTACTTAATTCATTGTATCTTGCCTTGTAATAATCACGTTCTTGTATTAAAGTATCTCTAGTTAAATCTAATTCATCTGTTTCACAATTTAACCAGTTTGTGTATTTTTCTTCTATAACATCTTCTATATCCATATTTATATTAACCTCTTATGACCAACTTACTATAAAATTACTATATTCATATTTTTCAACATTGATTAATAATTCGTTAATTTCAGGTGAATTTATAAACAAATCTTTTTCTTGTTCTTTACTGAAAGGAAATTTATTATAATCAATATTATATAATTTAAGAAATAAGCATAATTCTTCATAATTTAATATTATTTCATTATAAAATCCATAATCAAAATATTCCTCTCCATTAAATTTATGAATTGTTCTTAAAAATTCATAAGATAAACTTTCAGTTAAATCTAACTGATAACCATATAACTTTGTTCCATAATATAAATTTTTGTATTCTTGTTTTTCAATTATTCCTATATCTAATCTATAACCCATTATTTTATACCTCCTAATCTATTCGTGGAATATGATTTTCATTTTCTTCTAAAAGTTCTTGTAAAACTTTTATCTGCTCTAATAAATCACTGCCACCCCAATAGCCTTTATCATCTGTCAGCTCTTCTACTTTCTTTTTTAATTCTTCTATCTTATCTTTTACTTTTTGAACTGTAATATAATTTTTATATTTTATAAAGTTAGTGCTTTCAATATCTGTTACTTGTTTTTTAAAGGCTTTTAATTCTTCATTCTCTTTTAATAAACAATCCACTATTTCAAAGAAAAAATCAGGTTCTATTGTGTTTATTATATTCCTATTTCTTTTTAACTCTTCATATGATTTTAATACTTCCTCGTTCATTTATTCCTCACTTTCCTGATAATTGAGATAATCACACATCTTATTTTCTTTTAACAAAAATCTTCTTATTCTTTCTATTAATTCGTCTTTTTTCTCGTTCTCTTTTAATACTCTTTTATAGTCTGATAAAATATGTTGCATAGATTTTGGTATTTCCAAATCTACTGTTTCCCAGCCACCATTTTTAAAGAAATCACTGTCTGTTTCATTTATAGCACTATGTGCTAAATAATTTTCAACTATTTTTATATCTTCTTCTATACTATTTTCTTTCACTTAAAATACCTCCTAGTCTCCATATTCTCTTGAAACAGAATTATATATATTTTCTAAAAAATGAGTTGCTTGAAATGTATCCATATCTGAATTATCAACTAAAACATCTCTAAATTTATAAAAATCTCTTTCTGTTTCTTCGTTCCAAAAATCTATGTTAAATTCATAAGCTGTTTTCACTATGTATCACTCCTCTCAAAATCTCTTACTTTAATTTTTACTATTATTCTTTTTCCACATCTGTCTTGTAATTCTATAACTGGTCTGCCTACTACCCCTTCACTATTTGCTGTCCCTATACTAGACTTCGGTTTACTCTTTACATAATTAACTGCTTCTTGTAGTGTTCCCTCTAGTATTATTGGTACTATATCTATACCAAAATATTTTGCTATATCTTCTACACTTTCTCTTGATTGGTAATTATCTGCTATCATCACATCAAACAAGATGAAATCTTGTCCTTTCCTGTATAATCCTCCATTTTGTATTTTTTCTCCGTAACCTTCTCCATATAAAATTACTTCTGTTTCTCCAAACTTTTGCTCAAATAATTGCTCATTTGTTTCTCCTCCAAATAGTTCTACTAGCCTATTCATTAAATTTGCTGGTATCTGAGCCTTGTCAGTTCTTCCATAGAAACTTACTCTATGTCCATCCCAGTATATTCTTATGTTTGTTCCATCTATCTTTTCAGTAAATTGCCATTGGTTGTCTTTCAAATATTTTATTGCTTCATTTCTATATTTCCCTTCAACTAACTTTTTTGTTTTTTCATCTCTTTCAAAAAGAGTTTCTATTTTATGGTATTCTTTTAACATATCTTATTTACTCCTCTCTAATTTTTCTATGTCACAATCTTCCATAGTCGCATAACGGACCTCATCATCAAATAATCTTCTCAAAAGTAAATCTAAATCATCAACTATTAATCCTCTTCTGTTTTCTCTTACTTTTCTTCTAACATCTTCGGCCATTATGGGTTCTGGTATTTTTAAATTCATTTCTTTAGCTCTATATTTTATATATTCTATCTGATGATAACTGAAACACACTATTGCCATTTGTTCTTCTGCTGATAATTGAATAGCTTTTATCGTTTTACCGTTTGCTCTGCCACCACAATATATTTTCATATCTTATTCACTCCTCTCTTTTTTCTCTTATCTTTTTTTCTGTTCTTTAACTTTTCTTGTATTGCTACTACTAAAACAAATATTAAAGTTGCAATCATTCCAACCAAACCTAATATATCTCTTAAAGTTATTATTATTCTCATGTCTTATTTACTCCTTTCTTAGCTTTCTACCACACATTCTAATATTTTTTTATTATTTATTATTTTTCCACAGTATTCACACATAATATTACTCCTTTACTACTAAATCTGCTTTTATTAAGTCGTATAATACATCATATACCTGTTTATTACTTCTATACTTGCAATTTGCTTTTTTATGTGCTCTTGGGTCATTATCATACCATTTATCAATTATTATTTCTCTATTACCTTCATTGGGACAGACCATTAATATTTTAATGCCTCTTGCTATGCAAATATAATAACCTGCATATGGTTTAGGTTGTTTTTTTAATCCAAACTTTTCAAGTTCTTTTAAATCTACATCATCTCTTATTTTTAACATATCTATTCTCCTCCTAAATTTTCTAATGCTTCGATAAATTCATCAGGAGCATAACTCATTTTGCAATAATCTATAAAAGCATCTGTCATGTCCTTTTCTATATCAGTACAAGTATCTTCTGTTAATTTCATATCTTCAAGCCATCTCATAATTATTCGTTCATTAATTTTAGCTTTGTTTTCTGCTTCTGCACATTCTTTTATTGCTCTTTTTATATTATCTGGTACTTTCATCTTCTCCTCCTAATAACTTTAGATTATCGTATATGTTGCCAATTACTTCCAAATTATCTAAATAGCCTAATTCCCACTCATCGTTATTACTAGCAATTACTATATACGAAGCTTGACCATTGCTATATATAACTTGTCCTTTTATTTCTGGTTCTTCTTGGTCTGCAAACAATCCTTGCACTATATCTCCCTCGTATATTTCTTTTTCGTTTTTATCTTTTAGTCCTGTAAACTGTCCGTATTGTTTCAAATGCTACAATTCCTCTATATCTTCTTTCATTGTCTATCATTTCATATAGTCTATTATGGTCTGTAATTACTAAATTCCCATATTCCCATTTATCAGTTTCAATAGATTTTCCTCTAAATCTTATCTCTCTCATTCATTCCCTCCAACTTTTAAATTTTCTATCTCTATGTATAAGTCTTTGCAATTTTCTTCTAAATCGCTTATCATACTTCTTTGCATTTTTACTGTATCTTCTAACGCTTCTTTATCTTTCTTTAACACTTCATATTTTACTGCTGTGTCCCATGCTTTAAAGCATATTATTAACGCTAATATTACTAGTATTGCTGTTATTACTATTTGTATCTTAAAATCTCTTTTTATTTCATTTAATGTCTTGTCTTGAAGCATTTTTACTTCTTCTAAACTTTTAATTTTAAATTTTTGCATTTGTTTTCCTCCTTAAAATCTGCTTTTAAATCCATCATGTTTTTCTAAATAATTTATTAAATCATCAATACTGTCTTTTCTACTGTCCATTATTGAACTGTTTTCTGGACTTAAGTAATGGTCTACATTAGCTAATATTTGATATAAATACCATTCTGCATTTTTTTCTAAATCTGTATGAATACATAAATGAAATCTGTTTTTATTTAATATTCCTTGTACTTTTATTAATTTTTCTATCTCTTCGCTCATCTTTCTTCTCCTTTCATTCTTTCTCTTGCATTGTCCCATTTCTCTTTGTGTACTTCTTTTGCAAATCTTTTTCTTTTGTATTCTTCATACTCTAATTGTTCTTTACTTACTTTTAAACTTTCTTTAAATTCGTTCATTTTCTATACCTCTTCCACTTTATTTTTAATATATAAGCTCTGACTCTACATTTGTTCCAACAATTTTGCCCTCTTCTAGCCTTGTTTCAGTTGTCTTGAAAACTATATATCTTACTCCATACTTGATAGCAAAATCATTTATTTGTTGTTTTATTTTATCTAGATCCTCTTCCACTGTTTACCTCCTGTAATAATCTTGAAATTGTTTTTCCGCTTCTTTTCGTCCCTCTTCTATAACTTCACTTGCTTTGTATTTGCCTTCTTCGTTTTGTATTTTTCTTCTAGCTCTTTCAATTGATTTAAAGCTCGGTAGTCCATATCTTTCATAATCTATAAATGTCTGTCTGTTAAAATCTACATAGTGATATTCTTCTAAGTATGTAACATATAGCAAATTGTCATTTTCTCTTGTCGCTGGGCTATTTTCTAATACCTCTTTTACTCTTGTTTCTATTACACTTACTTTTGCCATTTTTTAAATCACCTTCTTTTAATCTTACTTCTCCTTGTGCTATCTCTTTAAGTGTTCTTGCTTTATTAACATCATCTAACTTTAAAAATTCTTGTGTTGTTATATACCTCATCTTATCCTCCTACATTATCGAATTTCATTTGTTTTTTATTAAATCTAATCTTTACCATTCCTGTAGGTCCATTTCTTTGTTTTGCAACTATTACTTCAACATCTATTATTCTATTCTTCACTTTTTCTTCGTCATCAACATATAAGAAAATTACATTATCTGCATCTTGTTCTAAACTTCCACTTTCTCTTAAATCTGCTAATAAAGGTCTTCTTCTCTTTTCTGTTTCTCTATTTAGCTGACATAGTGCCACAACTGGGATATCTAATTCTTTCGATAGTAGTTTTAATCTTCTGCTTATGTCTGCTACTTCTTGTTCTCTGTTTGTAAATTTATTTCTACTCTTTAGTAGCTGCAAATAATCTATTACCATTAGTCCTAAATTCTTCTCTTGCTTTAATTCATTTGCCTTGTCTTCTATGTCTTGTATTGTTGTTGACTCAGAATCTATACACATTTTTATATCTGCTACATTTCCTGCCACTTCGTTTATCTTTGCAAAGTTTTCTTCTGTAAGCCAACCCATTCTTAAAACGTGGCTGTCTATTTCCGCTTCTCTTGCTATTATTCTATTTCCTAATTGCTTTCGAGACATCTCTAAACTTACAAAATAAACATATACCCCTTTTTTTGCTATGTGTTCTGCCATCTGCAAAGAAAATGCTGTTTTGCCGACCCCTGGCCTTGCTCCTAGCAAAGTTAATTCCTGTTCATGTAGTCCCTCTATTATTTTGTCTAAATCTAAATAACCTGTTCTTAAACTATAATCATCTCTTTTTTGATATTTATCATCTATGTCTTTTAGTGTCTCTATCATTACATCTTTCATTTCAGCATTACTATTTTTCTTGTTTGTTTTTATATTTAAAAACTTTTGAACTACTTCGTTTTTTACTTCAATTTCGTCCTTATTTGGATCTACTTCTGATATCTCTTCACATACTTTTTTTGCAGTATTAAATATCTTTCTCTTAACACTTAAGTTTTTAAGTATTTTTATATATTTATCTATGTTTCCTGCGTAAACTAGCTTATCTGTCATATCTGTCATTGTTTCTAATAGCTTTATTCCATTGAATTTTTTTGTTACTCCCAACTCTTTCACAGTCAACAAATCTACTGTTTCATCTTTGTCATTTAACTCTTTCATTAAGCTAAATATCGCTTTGTTAGTTTTAGAATAAAAGTCTTGAGTTTCTAGGCTATTTATGTATTTACTATTGTCTTGAATTACTAGAATTGATGCTATAACATTTACTTCAGCTTCATCTGAGTGTAGATTAGAATTATCCATTTTCAAACCTCCTGCTCATTTCCATGTATTCGTTTACTGCTTCTTCTTGCTCTTTGTTTTGAACTTCGCAATTTTGATTTAAATATCCCTCAAACTTGTTGCCAAATAAGGTTTCTGGTCTTAAATATTTAGACATTTCTTTATTGTTTTTCCACTCCAATGTCTTTGTATCTATTACTGTTTTGAAATTATCAAATGTAAAGCCTTCTAAGGCTCTAGCTTTTATATGCTTTACAGTTGTTTTACTAGATGTTTTAAAATTTTTAGATGTTTTTAGATTTAAATAATTCACGACTAGATGAATTAATTTATTTAATTCATCTTTATTTATTTTATTTTGAGTTGAGTTAGAGTTTGTGTTAGAGTTAGAGTTAGTTATATGCATACCGTATAGATACCGTATCGATAGGGTATATTTTTTCTTCATCTGATACCGTATCTATACCATACTTATACGGTATGCATACAGTATTTAAATACTCTTTAAATTCATCACATTTTATTGATTCTATATCCGCTTCTATTCTTACTTTTACTTTGTCACTGCTTGTCCAATTGTATTTATACCAATTTAAAACAAGTATTTCTTTTGTTTCTTTAGAATATTTTACTAATTTAAGAATGTTTTCAAATCTGTCTAATAACTTTTCTACTGTTTCAATTGTGTAACCTGTCTCATTACTTATTATTCTTTTACTTACTTCATAGCAGCCTGCCATGTTTGTATGTGTATTAGTTAATAAATACAACATAAAATATCTATCTTCTGGAGTCATATCATCTAACACCTTACTGTCCTCCCAAAAATTTGTGTAAACTGGTCTATATTCTGCCATTTAAATTTCCTCCTCTCTTGTATTCTTTTCATATATTAATTTGCTTCTATCCCAATTAGGATATTTGCTTTTTAAGTATGCTTCTGCTTTTTCATCATGTTCTTCCGTATTTAGTCCATTATCTTGTTCGGAATGACAATGATCACATGCTGTAAAAATATTTTCTTCTATACCTCTTCCGCCTGCGCTGCGAGGAATAAAATGTGCATTTGCATAAAATACTGATACTGGCTTTCCACAAAAAATACATTGCTTATTATCTCTATACCAAACCGCTTCTTTTACATATTTTTGTATTGCAGTAGCTTTTGTTCTTTTATGTTTTTTATAATTCGGCTTCTTATATTTCTTATACTCTTTACATTCGCAGTCTTTACAAAAATCAAATTCTACTTTGCAATTAAGTTTTTTACAGAAGTAATATTTCTTATAATCTTTTGTTCTTACTCTTCTAAAAATACAGCTCATATTGACATTCCTGCCTTTTTTTGATATAATAAATATAGTGAATTTATACTTGTAATGTTAAATTCTTATGAGTTAGAATGTTTTCCAGAACCGTCTAACTCTATTATTTTTGTCACAAACTCTGTACGTTTTTTGTTTATAATGCTATTTCTTAACATATCTTTTTCTGCTTCAGAAATCTTTATTGCTTGTATATCTTGTATTTCATTTAATGCTAATATTGAATCTTCAATTTGTTTTTTTAATATTTCTCTTAAATACTTATTTTCTTCTATTGTTTTATCTAAAGATTCCTTCAATGTTTTGTTTATTCTTCTTTCTAACATATTTCTCAACTCCTTTCTTTACTTTTTATTTTAATTTTTATATAATAGCCTCGAAAGCGAGGTGTTATTATGGACCCGAATTGGATTATGGCAATTATTGCAATATCCGCAATTTTGTCTCCTGCCGTTGTATCTATAATAGACAATTTATTCAAATACAAATCAAAAAAACTTGAACTTTCATATCCTAATCAACGCAACGCCTTAAATGATTTCGTAACTGAATGCTTTATGGTTTTTATAGATTCAACTTATACTGATATGGTTAAATATAATATTGCTAAGAATAATCTTTATACTCATTTTAATAATGTAAATGACAAATACTTTGTAGATTTAGAATCTTATAAGTTAAAAAAAGATTTAGAAAACTATAGGCACACTATCAATAAAATTGTTAAAGACTTGTCACAGCAAATAGATAAATAGTTACTATAATCAATACATATCCTCCATAAATCCAGCTTGTTTCTGGATTTATCTTTTTATGCCATAATATGATTGATAACATTGCCACTATTATTACTGTTAATGTTGCCATCCCTTACCTCCATTTCAAAATTATTTACATTACTTCAACAGATAACTTATAAACATTGCGTCAAATGTAAATGCTAATAATGCTATACATTCTAACTTTAATATGTTTATTGCTAATTTTGATTTGTTTATTTTATGTTTTTTCATTTGTGGTTCTCCTTTCTTATTTGAATATTTCTGTGCCTTTTGTTTGTAAAATTTCTTTAAATTTCTCAATTTCTATACAATAACCTCCAAAATTTGTGCCATATCTTTTGCAAAATTCAGTTGCTTTATTTAAATTTACTTGATAGTTTTTTGCTATCTCTTTTGCATAAATTAATTTTGGTAAATTGTTTTGCTTTGTGTTTAGGATAGTTTCTAACAACTCATTTGTTTTTCGTTGTTCTTCTAATAGTTCTTCCAACTCATCACCCTCTTTCTTGTTTAACTCGTATGTTTACTGTTGTCAACATTTTTAATAAAAAAAATATCATCAAAGTTACATTTTAGTGCTTTACATATATTAACCGCTAATTCTGGACTCGGGTTTCTTTCTCCTTTAGCTAATAACGATATTGAAGTTGGATTTGAATTGGCTTTTCTTGCTAATTCCCTATATGTAAAGCCTGCCGTTACTATTTTTTCTATAAAATCATCTAAATTTTTTACATATACTGTTCTATTTGCCATTTTTGTTTTACACCACCTTTCTGGTTGACTGTTGTAAACATTATATCATCTAGTTTACAATTGTCAATAGTTTTTTGAAAATTTTTTTAAAAATATTTACAATTGTAAATTTGTATAGTATAATTACACTTGTAAGGAGGTTGTCAAGATGGAAGTTTCAACACTTGAACTTGCTAAATATTTAAAAAATATAAGAGAAGCTCTAGGATATAGCATATATGATGTTAATAAATTATGCGAAATATCTCCTAGCTACCTATCTTTAATGGAAAACGGTAAACGAAGACCTAGTCCAATTATTTTAAAAAAACTATCTTCTATATATAATATAGATTACAACGATTTATTATCTAAAGCTGGTTTTGCAGAATTAGTTGAAAATAAAAAAGAAGATAATTTTCGTTATGCTTCTAATAATGGTTTGGATACAGAAGGCTTGACAGATGAAGAAATAGAAGAATTAAAGGAATTTATTAGATTTAAGAAAAGTTTAAAGAAAAAGAAAGATTAGATTATGGAAGTATTAGATTTATATAATTTAACTGAAAAGGAAAAAATAGATATAATAGATTATAAATGGTCAAAGGCTAAAGCTAGGATCTTTGAAGAAAATAGCGAATATAGTATAGGCATTGATTACAGTAGGATAGACAATTATATTGAAGAAAAAGAAATACTTGCAGAAGAATTAGGTCATTATTATTGTGGTGCTTTATACTACATTAATTCTGATATAACTTTAAAAAGGAAATGTGAAAATAGAGCAAAGAAATGGGCTTATTCTGTATTAGTACCATTTCAAAAACTAAAAGAAAAAATCGCACAAGGTTTTAACTTATACGATTTAGCAGACTACTTTGACGTTGATTATAGTTATATGAATGATTGTATTAACTTTTATACTGAAAAATATGGTGTATTAGTTTAATATAAAAAGGATAGTGCTGTCGGCAAACAAGACACTATCCCAAACACAAAGCAAAAACCCTTTTACAAGGTATTTGCATATTTATAATAACACAAGTTTATTAAATGTGCAAGACCTCTGTAAATGGATTTTTAGAGAAATTTATGGAGGTTTTATTTATGGAAAGAAGAAACAAAAATGTAAAATCAAGAGGAAATGGAGAAGGTACTATTTATTATAGTGAAACTTTACAACGTTGGGTTGCTCAATATACAGAGCCTTCTCGGGAAAAGAAAAACATTAAAACAAAAGAAAAATGAAAAAGTTAGCGACTTTAAGAAAAGATTTAATAATATCAATTCTAGTATTAATCAAGGTACTTATATTGAAAAAAGTAATGATCTATGCATTGATTTAATAATCAATCTAGTTGACCAAAGATATGAGGATGGCTTAATTAGTCCTCGTAGTTATAAAAGAAATAAAGATACTGTAAATCAGATAAAAAAGACTTGTGCCAATTTTATAAATAAACCTATTCAAAAGGTAACTATATCAGATATACAAAAATCTAAAAAAGCTATTAGAGAATATTCTAATAGCGTGATAGATAAAATATGGGCTATGTTGTATAAAATGTTCAAAATAGCTGTTTCAAGAAGAATAATAATGTTTAATATAATGGATGATGAAACTCTTTCAAAGCCTATCTCAGTTAAAGAAAAAAGACAAACAAAAGCTTTAACACTAGAAGAACAGATAAAATTAGAAAAAGTATTGAAATCAAATCCTTGTATGTATAATGATATACTCCTACTTCAATTGTATTTGGGTGCTAGAATTGGAGAGGTCCTTGCGATATCAAAAAATTGTATAAACTTAAAGGAAAACACATTAACAATAGACAAAACAATTACTAGGGATGAAAATGACAAGGTCATTTTAGGAGAACATACTAAAACTTATGTAAGAAAATTTGCAATCGACAAAGGTAAAAGAACAATTCCAATGACACCTCAAGTTCTAGAAATAATAAAAAAATATATAAACAATAAAATTACTAATATTCATGGATTGCTTTTTTGGGATTACAAGGATAATAAATTTGTCACTGATGGAGAAATAAATTGTTATTTAAAAAGATTAAATACTAAATATAAGATAACCGATTCAATCCACACTCACGTTTTAAGACACACTTTCGTTACTCGTTGTCAAGAAAATGGAATGCCTTTAATTGTCATACAATCTTTAGTTGGTCACGTTGAAGGTAGTACATTAACTAACGATACTTATACTCATGTATCTTTAGAGTTTATGCAAGATGAATTAAATAAGATAAATTAA